TGCCGCCGATATCGCCGAAGAGAATAAAATGGTAAGAGCTTTTGCTATAGCTCCTACTGCCTCTTGCTCATATAAGAGTGAGAGTTTGGATGGCTACACAGCTACTCCAGAAATAGCACCACCTATCTCCACCTGGGTTGATCGCGATAGCGGTACCTTTGGTGTACAGAGATACCAATACGGCGATGTAGAAATCGCTAGTGAAGTTGGTTGGGATGCTTACAGGAAAGTGGCAGATCAACTGATGATCATGTATGATAATACGGGACTTCTTCATGGCTATTCATTTAATAGTTGGAGCGATGTCGTAATTTACGACCGTGAATTCGTGGAAGAGTGGTTGCTATCCCCGCAAACCTCCCTTTACTACAGTCTGCAAGTCATGGGAGACACGCAAGATAAGACCGATGCGTATGCAGCATTAGATCAAGCCGAAGTCGATGATTACTTGCAGGACATCCTCAAACCAGAGGCGATAACCTGCGATTGTCAAGAGTAATGAGAACACATCCTTATCAAAAACTATTAGATAGAAAAAGAACATGGACACCAGTCCAAGGAACCAAAGGTATATTCCGTGAAGGTAGCGAAGAGACCATCAGACGTGCCCTCGCAATACGTCATATGGAGCTACCTGTGGGTACCTTCATTCAGGAAGGTCTTGAAAAGGCTGTTCCCGATAACGCTAGAACATTATTAGAGTCTAACGTACAAGATGAAATAAAGCATGATATTGCCCTACAGTACATAGTAAATGCTATAGGTGCAGATGAGAATGCAGAAAAAGAAGCTCTTCTCTTACGTAAAGCGTGGGAAGAGCACCCTGATCACACTATAACTAAAGCATTGGTGATTGAACGTGCAATATTTTTTGTCCTTCTTCCCTTCTTTCGTTTTAACGGCGATGGTGCTACTCGTACTGTCAGCGCCGACATCAGTAGAGACGAACAAATACACGTGGCCACTAATAGCCTTGTATGTCACGAGCTGGGCTTATCTAGCAGTGATTCTCTGGACAAACTTAGGAAGGCCACCATTAACTGGGTTGTTCAACCCCTAGGTATAAATACTACCTGTAAATATTTGGACAAAAAATTCTGGCTAGATGTAAGCGACCGATTAATGTATGAGGGTCGTGCACCGGAATTAATCTCCACCAAGACGGCAAGAATGCCAGCATTTTTCGAACATGCAAATACAAACCTCCCACAGTACGCTTAATCTAGGTCTTACTGTGGAGCGTCTTCTTGAAGAACTTGAAGACAAATTCCCACCCCAAGCACCACATCCTAAAGAGGAATTAAATACAATCATGTATCAAGCAGGACAACGCTCCATAGTAGAGTGGATTAACAAAAGAATTAATGATGAGGACTTATCATGAACCTAAATAACTGGAGAAACTGGGGGACTAATGCTCTAATTAGACTCGGTTTTAGAGATCAATACGCACATGCATTTGCAGAACAAGATTATTTTGTAGAGGATACAACCGAAGAGGCATCACTAGCCCCTACATTTCTTGAGCTTAAGATTGGAAAGAACTGGTGGAACCCACTTAGGTGGGGCGGCAGCGGAAGCAAACAAAACTATAGCCCACCACCAGTTGACGTTGATAAAATCAAAAGGGAAGCTGCAGCAGAAGCTAAGAAAGCAGCAGAAGCAGTAGCTGCTAAACAGAAAGCTGCGTATGATAAGCAACAAGCTGAGATTAAAAAGATGAAAGATGCAGAGGCAGCAAGGCAAGCAGCCAGACAATCTAAACTTACAACTGAAGCCTCAACCCTTAAGATAGGTGGCCCACGTGGTACAGCTGGTGTTAAAGGAGATAAGGAGAGGAGAAAAAAGGGTACATCAGGAACTAGGAAAGAATTAGATAAGCCAACCGTACTAAACCCAGCCGGTGGTGGCGGTGCTTATGGAGGTCAACCAGTTTTATAAATCATGCAGTACGCACGCACAAGATACGATAATCTTGCTAAACACCGTACACAATTTCTTGATGTAGCTGTTCAATGCTCTAAGCTTACACTTCCTTACCTCATACAAAATGATGAGGGTCGGACATCACATATCAAACTAGATACACCTTGGCAATCAGTAGGTTCTAAGTGTGTGGTAACATTATCAGCTAAGTTAATGCTGGCTTTGTTACCTCCACAGAGTACCTTCTTTAAGTTCCAGATTAGAGATGACAAATTAGGAGAGGACTTCCCACCTGAAGTACGCTCTGAACTTGACTTAAGTTTCTCTAAGTTAGAACGTATGGTCATGGATTCTATCGCTGCTTCTAGTGATAGAGTCACTGTACACCAAGCAATTAAACATCTAGTTGTCGGTGGTAACGCCCTCATATACATGGGCAAGGAAGGTCTTAAGCATTATCCATTGAACAGATACGTCGTAGAACGCGACGGCAACGGTAACATTATTGAGATCGTAACCAAAGAAATTATTAATCGGAATCTTCTACCCCCAATATTCCATGAAGCTGAAGGCATAAAGCCTAATCATCCAGGTGATGTAGGCGGTGGAGTAGGGTCAAGGAATGAGGAAGATGTTGATGTTTACACTTGTGTTAAACTAAAGAACAACAAATGGGTATGGCATCAAGAAGCATTTGATAAGATCATACCAGGAACACAGGGTAAAGCACCTAAGGATGCTAGCCCATGGTTGGTACTGAGATTCAACTCAATTGATGGAGAGAACTACGGACGTGGACGTGTAGAGGAATTCTTAGGTGACTTCAATTCACTTGAGGCACTCTCTCAGGCCCTCGTAGAAGGCTCTGCAGCAGCTGCAAAAGTAATCTTTACAGTATCACCCTCAAGTACTACTAAACCTCAGACGCTGGCGTCTGCAGGCAACGGAGCAATCGTCCAAGGACGACCGGATGACATAGGTGTTGTCCAAGTTGGTAAAACTGCTGACTTTGCTACCGCTGCTCAGCTGATGCAGCAGTTAGAAAGGAGGTTACTAGAAGCTCACCTTGTCTTGAATGTTAGACAAAGCGAACGCACTACCGCGGAAGAGGTACGCCTCACACAACTTGAATTAGAACAACAATTGGGTGGGCTATTCTCACTGTTGACAGTTGAGTTCCTAGTTCCATATCTAAATAGAAAACTATTAACATTACAAAGGAGTGGAGAGATACCACGTATACCTAAGGACTATGTGAACCCTACTATCGTAGCAGGTATCAATGCTTTAGGACGTGGCCAAGATAGAGAAAGCCTAACACAATTCATCACAACCATTGCACAGACCCTCGGACCTGAGGCTATGATGCAATTCATTAATGCTGATGAAGCGATCAAACGTCTAGCAGCTTCACAAGGTATTGATGTACTCAACCTTGTTAAGTCTATGGATACTCAGCAACAAGAAGCTGAACAAGCACAAGAAGCTGAGAAAGATCTAGAAATGACTAAGCAGGCAGGTCAATTTGCCAACTCACCTATGGCTGATCCAACCAAAAACCCTAATGCAGAAGAATTTATGAGCGATGACACAGAGTAAACCTAAACAGGTACCAACTAAACCTAAACGTATACCAGCTAGTAAGGTAAAGAAAGTACCTACTAAAGTTGATAAAAAATTTGAAGAGAATGAAGTAGCTAAACCCACCTCTTTCGATACCAATAAATTTAAGTATGCTCAAGAAACCAAGATAGGTGAGCCTACTATCCATCCACCAGGTGGTATTGTAACAAGCGTTGGTCTCGGAGGATTAAAAACAGAAACAAATTATGGCAGTAAACCTAACGTATGATCCTTCTAATGATCCTGAAACTATTGAAGCTGAGGATCAACGCGATGCAGAGACACTAGAAATAGGAGAGAAGCTTGCAGAAGAACAAGATAAACTTCTTGCAGGTAAGTATAAAGATGCTGAAGATTTAGAGGCAGCGTACATTGAACTTCAAAAGAAGTTAGGTTCTAATGAAGAGGAGACTACAGAAGAAACAGTAGATGAAGTAGAAGAAGAAAGAGAAAATCCTTTTGAAGATGATCCTCAAGGAGCAATAGTCTTCCAAGCTGGTGCTGAAATGAATGAGAATGGTGAACTAAGTGAAGCTACTAAACAATCTCTTTCAGAGATGACAGCTGCTGACTTTGTTGATGCCATGAATCGTATGCCTGATGATGATGATGACGGTGACACTAGCCCAGTAGCAGAAGAGTCAGCTGGCTTAACTAATTCAGACATCAATGATATACAGGCTG